TGTTTGAATGGTTATGTTCCTAATAACAAGGAAATGATAATTCAAACGTTCAAAAAGTGGGGGCAAAGTTATCCTCATGCAGGATACGGTTCTAGCTTTTATCATTGGGTGTTGTCTGACGATTCTGCTCCGTATAACTCTTGTGGCAACGGTAGTGCGATGAGAATTTCTGCGGTAGGTTTCTTTGCTAATAGTGCAGAAGAAGTGGAACTTTACTCAAAAGCGGTAACTGAAGTAACACACAACCATCCAGAAGGTATAAAGGGTGCGTATGTTACTGCCATGTGTATTTATCTTGCGAGAAAGGGTGCATCAAAGAAAGAGATTAAAGAGTTTGTAGAAAAATACTATAATATCGATTTCGACTATGAAACCTTAAGAAGAACATACAAGCACGAGGCTGAAATTTGTCAAAACACTGTGCCTCAAGCAATATATTGTTTCTTGATTAGTAGTGGGTTTGAAGATTGCCTTAGAACAACGATTTCCATTGGTGGAGACTGCGATACTACCGCCGCTATATCGTGTGCAATAGCAGAGGCTTATTATGGTATTCCTAGTAAAATTGTAGAACAAGTAATGGAGTTTATACCGAACGATATGAAGGAGGTTATAGACAAGTTTGATTATCAGACTAAATACTCTTCAATCACTAGGTATGGCAAATTGCTAAACTTCATTAAACCTTTACAAGAATACCCCGAAAAATTAGCTAGATGGCACTCTGCGGAAAGTAAAAAGGATAAAGACGGTAAAATGATTTTAACTTTGGGATATCCTATTTATGAGTCGGACGTTGTAGAGTTTCTTAATTCTGTGTATTCTTTCGTGGTATATAACTATGTTGAAGTCATTGAATCGTATGGAATTAAGTATGAGAATATAGATATTCACGCATTGGATCTAGCTAAATACGATGACAAATTAGTCTTAGCTATGTTAACTGCCATTATTCGCTCTGATAGGGTTAACGAAGGTTTAATAATGTCGATGATTGAAAATGGTTCGATATTAAAGTTATTGTTGAGACTTAAGGACTTTGACGAACCGTTACTAAAAGAAGATATAATCACCAAGATAGATTATTCGTTTAGTTGCTTTGGCGATTTCTCTAAAAACGAAGGTTTTGTAATCGATATTATTTCTAAAGACAAGGTTAGAGTTGAATACAGTTCTCATAAAATTGATGATACAATTAAACCCGTTAAAGTTCTAGATGAGGCAGACTCAAAGACTCTAATAACTAAACTATATAATTTGAACATTTTGGAGTGGAAGGACGATTACGAACTAGAAGGAATGGTTGTGCTTGATGGTGTTTCGTGGAGGATGGAAGTTGACACTTATAACTTAGGACACATCCGTAAAGGTGGCAACAATGCATTTCCTCAAAATTGGCATTCATTTAGAAACTTTAGAAGATGGCTAGTTAGCAAATTAAGAGAGGCGTAATGATGAAAGTATTAAGGTGGAATAATCCAGGTGTTGGTGACTATGACTTGTTCGTAATTATCAATGGTGAAGAACTACGAAAACTTAAAAAGCAGTTTGAGAGTGATGATGTGGTATCCATTTCAATGGAAGGATACGATGAATACTTCTATTTTGTTAATTCCATCAAAAAGACAATTACACCGATGCCTTTGCTTTCACTAGCTTTTGGTGGGCAATACAATGCTTATCCACCATATAGTGATGACTCAGAAGTGGAGTTTGTTGATTTTGAAGGATATCGCATTGTGCCTTACAAATCTCGTCATTTTTCGACAAAATAATGCAAAGCAAGGATTGGGAGCTATAGTTTAACCGCTATGGCTCTTTTTCGTTTTTCTTGAAGAAATCGCACCTTTATGGTAAAATTATATCGAGCAGTTCTAGAATGCTTCCAAACGACTCGAAGTTATGGAGAGTCCGAGATTAGCGTAGTGCCTATGGCTCGTTAAAAGATAGAGCACATTCGGTAACGGAAACAGTTACATACCTCTCTTGGTGGGAGGTTTTTCTTTTTTTGCCTACTTTCCAAGTACGGAAGGTGGGCTCTTTTTTTATGGCTTGAAAAAAAACTTCAAAAATTTTTACTGCTCATTGGAAAAAATGACGTTTTCTGTCCAGAGATAAGTAGGAGGACAGATGAAATGTTAAACGAAATATTAAGATTAAAAAATAACGGTTTGTCATATGCGGATATTTCTAAACAACTAGGTGTCCCCATTGGCACGATAAAAAGTATAGTTTCAAGGAATAAAGGCAAGGTAACTTCTACAGCTAATACCTGTAAATACTGCGGTAAGGAGCTAGTCAACACACCACACCATAAAGCAAGAGTCTTTTGCTCTGATGAATGCAAGAAGAAATGGTGGAACAAGAACCGAATAAGCAAGAGTTCAAAAACAAGAGTTGTGCATACTTGTCTTTGTTGCGGTACGGTCTTTTATGACTATTCCTGGAAAAATAGGAAATATTGCTCGGCAGAGTGCTATAAGAAGGTGCGTTATGGAAAATAAAGAATTAGCTTATAGGCTTGCACTTTGCTACCTTGACGGAGCATTTAAGAGCAATAAAATCGCAAGACAAACCTATGAATTTTTACTTCAAAAAATAAATGAAAAATATGCTCCAATAGTTCCAAAAAATAAGGCGATATGACTTGACTTTGTATCAATTTAGAGTGATATATATACACAACCAAAAAAGAAAGGATGGTGCTTGTTAATGAATATAACAACGATTAAAGCAAAACCAAAAGAAGAAAAATTAGTAAGGGTTGCTGCATACGCTCGTGTATCAATGGACACCGAAAGGTTAAAGCATTCTCTTACGGCTCAAATCGAATATTACAACGAGTACATTGGAAATCACTCCAATTGGGCATTGGTCGGTATATTCGGTGATTACGCTATTTCAGGAACTAGTGCAGACAGACCTGAGTTCAAAAGGATGCTAAAGCTATGCGATGAAGGTAAGATTGATTTGATTCTTTGTAAGTCGATATCAAGGTTCGCAAGAAACACAGTGGATCTGCTTGAGATTTGCAGAGACTTAAAAAGTAAAGGGGTTGAGGTTCTATTTGAAAAAGAAAACATTTCTACCTTTTCACTTGATGGTGAGTTAATGCTTTCACTTCTTGCATCCTTTGCGGAAGAAGAATCGGTTTCAATTTCCAACAACGTCAAGTGGGGTATGAAGAAGAGATTTGAACAAGGCATACCAAATGGTGAGTTCATTATTTACGGATATCGTTGGGTTGACCATAAACTTGTAATTTATGAAGAAGAGGCAAAATGGGTGCGATACGCATTTGAGCAATACATAGCAGGTGCGAGTTGCATGGATATTGTCAAACACCTTAACTCAAACGGAATTAAAACCTATAAGGGATGCACCTTCCAAGACTCAACAGTAAGGGCTTGGTTAACCAATATCACTTATACAGGAAACCTTATCCTACATAAAGAGTATAAGACGTCACCAATTGACGGTAAGCGAAAAAAGAACAAAGGCGAGCTTGAACAATACTATGTTGAAGGACATCACGAACCGATAGTTTCGCTTGATTTGTTCAATGCAGTACAAGAGGAAAAGAAACGCAGAGCTGCACTTGGACCTATGGGAAATAAAAGTCTTAACACAAGCGTTTATACAAGTAGGATACGATGTGGGTGTTGCGGAAAGAGTTATGTTAGAAGTACCTCAAGTCATCAAGGTAAATATTCAACCTATGCAGAAAAGGTCAAGGTTTGGTCTTGCATCCAAAACAAGCAAAAAGGAAGAAGATGTCCTGGCAAGCAAGTGGTTCAAGAAAAGATATTTGATGCTATAAAACACGCTCTTGGAATTGACTACTATAACGATGATGTGTTCAAGGATAATATCGATAGGGTAATAGTTTATTCTGATGAAATGCGACTTGAAATACACCTTCTAAACGGTGAGATTAAAAACGAATATTACGCCCACCAAAAGCATACGGAGAGTTGGACGGAAGAAAGAAGAAAGGAATGGAGCTTGCTTAAACAAACACGAGCAACTTCCTCAATGGGTAAGAAAGCAAATCTATTTACATCACTTCTTAAATGCGGAACGTGTGGTGGAAGTTATAGAAGGCAGACGGTATCAAGAGTTGATGGCACAAAGTTTAAAAGATGGAACTGTCCAACAAGTGCAAAATGCCACGTTCACTCTATAAAGGAAGAAACCTTGATAGAGAAAACAAAGGAAGTTCTAGGCTTGGACGAGCTTACAAATGAGATAATGATAGCCAACATTAAGTACATTGAAATGCAAGGAAAAACACTTATTTACTACCTAACCAATGGTGAGGTTAAGCAAGTTGATTTTGATGAAAACCTTAATGCTTGGAGTTATATAAGATGGCAAAGATGGGAGGCAAAGAAAAATGGCAACTAAAGTAACAACAATACCTGCAACAATTAGAACCTACTCAAGTGGTGTTGCAATACCGAAGAAACGAAAGGTGGCAGCATATGCGAGAGTTTCCACCGACCACGATGACCAACAGTCTAGTTACGAGGCACAGGTTGACCACTACACAAAATTCATTCAAGCAAGAGACGATTGGGAGTTTGTAAAGGTTTATGCTGATGAGGGTATAAGCGGTACTTCCACGAAACACAGAAAAGGGTTCAAGGAAATGATGGCGGATGCCCTTGAAGGTAAAATAGACCTTATTCTAACCAAGTCAGTATCTAGATTTTCAAGAAACACGGTTGACTGCCTAAACAACATAAGAACCCTTAAAGAACATGGTATTGAGGTTTATTTTGAAAAGGAAAATATCCACACGCTTGACTCTAAAGGTGAGTTGCTACTTACCATTATGGGAAGTTTGGCACAAGAAGAAAGTCGTAGCATTTCACTTAACTGTACATGGGGACAAAGAAAAAGGTTCAGAGATGGCAAAGCAACAGTTCCTTTTGTTAGGTTTCTTGGATATGACAAAGGTCCGAACGGTGAGTTTGTTATTAACGAAGAGCAAGCAGAGGTTGTAAGGTTTATTTATAGAGAGTTCATCGGTGGTGCATCCTGCCCAAGAATAGCGAAAATGCTAATGGAAATGGGAATTAAAAGTCCTGGCGGTAAAGACAAGTGGAACGCATCAACGGTTAAGTCAATACTCCAAAACGAAAAATATAAAGGTGATGCCTTACTTCAAAAAACTTACACTGTTGACTTCCTAACAAAGAAAAAAGCCAAGAACAATGGCGAAATTGAGTCATATTACGTTACAGGACACCATGAGGCAATTATTAGTGCAGAAGCCTTTGCAAAGGCACAAACCTTGCTGGCAAAACGAAGTAGTGAACGCATTTCAACAAGTGGTTTGTTTGCAAGCAAAGTCAAGTGCTCTTGTGGATGTTGGTATGGCAAAAAGGTGTGGCACTCTACGGACGAGAGATACCGAAAAGAAGTGTATCGTTGCAACGGAATGTTCAGTGGTGAGAAATGCACAAGTCCGATATTTACTGAAGACGAGTTAAAACAAATAGTGGTTCAAGCCGTCAATAAACTCTATATAATTAAGGACGATGTTCTTGCAACCTTTACTGAAATTCTAGCCGAGCTTGGCAACACCGAAGTTGACGAAAAGGCACTTGAAGAACTAGCAATTAGGTTAGAAGAAACGGTCAAGGAACAAACTGACCATCTAGACAAGCTCAAAACCTCAAAACAAGACATAGCGGTTTGGCACGAAAAGAACGATGAAATCGAGTCAAGGATAAATGACATCAAGGAACAGATAGCACAGGTGCAAAACACAATTCGTGAAAAGGAAGCAGCAAAACTTGAACTTGAGGAGTTTATGGAATACCTAAATGGCATCAACGGTGAAATTACCGAGTTCAGTAATGACTTGCTATTTGGCATGGTAGAGGTTATTGAGGCAAGCGAAAACAAGGTGGAAGTAGTATTTAAGAACGGAACAAGAGTGTGTTTGTAATAAGTGTCTCCCTTGAAAGGACTCTGCATCAGTGATGGTGTGGGGTTCTTTTCACTTAATTACAGCAAATCAAACTAAATCGAAAAATATCGTAAAAAATATCAAACAATAGCAATAAATCACAGTTAATGTATTGATTTTTGCGTTTCAAAGTGATATAATAGAAAAAGATTATTCTATCTAGTTTGTGAGTTAGGAGGATTTAAAGATGAATGCAAATGCTGAAAAATGGATTAGTATAGAAGAAGCTGCTGAACATCTAGGTGTCAAGGTTGCTACTATTAGAGATTGGATTAGAAAAGATAAAGGCATCCCTGCACATAAAATTGGTCGACAATGGAAATTTAAAATATCAGAATTAGACCAATGGGTAAGTAGTGGAAAAAGTGCAAATTTATAAAACAAGAGGATTGAAATGAAAGAAATAAAATTAGCTACGGTGTTTAGTGGCATCGGATCCATAGAGCACGCTCTTAAGAAAAAAGGCGTTCCATATAATGTTGTGTTTGCTTGTGATAATGGAGAAAGAGAACTTAAATACTCTACTGAAGAAATACTTGCAATGATTGAAGGCAAGTCTAATGCAGACCAAATTATCAAGGATTTGTATAATGCTACTGGAAAGCATAATTTTGTTAAAGATACTTATTTGGCAAATTATGAACTTGACGAATCAAACTGGTTTGAAGATATTAGATTTATCAATGGTACAAAATTTAATGGACAAGTAGATTTGTTTGTTGGTGGTAGTCCTTGTCAAAGTTTCTCTATCAGCGGAAAAAGAGCCGGTTTGGATGATACTAGAGGAACACTTTTTTACGATTATGCGAGAATGATAAGCGAAATTAAACCAAAAGTATTTATATACGAGAATGTCCCA